TCCCCGCATATGTATTCATAAATATATTCTAGACCATGTAGACGGATTCCTTTTAGATCTTGCCTCTGCTGAATGGGATACTGCTATCGCATTACCTATCGAACATTTTGTTAAAAATACAGGTGGGGTATTAAGACCATACAAATCATCTGATGTGTGGACAGAAACCAATGAAAAATATGGGGATCGCATCAAAGCAAAACGAATCATCAGAGGTTATGGTAAACCTTCAGACATCACGGAAGTAAGTTAATGGCAGACAATCCACCCGCATTAAGATATCCAACAGATATAGCAACGGATCATGCTGACTGGGTATTGTTTGAATTTTTTGATTACACGCCACCATTTCAAGCAGATGCTGGGAAGGCAGGAGAAGCAAATACTGCTGCTGGTTTTATATCAGAATATAATGCTGGTTTCGTGAACGAAAAAAAAGAAACTATTTTAAAAAAAGCAAACGGTTATAACTCAATTGCTTTGTATATGCCAGAAGATATTGCTGCTAATTATTCCCAGAATTGGAGCGGCAGAGAATTTCACCCAATTGCTGCTGCTGCGTTAAGATCATCTGGTCAAATGTTTGGAGACGTAGCAGCTGCCGCAAAAAAAGGAGGTCTTGCTGGAGCTAGTGCCGCAGCTACCCAAGGCATTGGACCGATGGTGAATAGTCTAACCAACCAGGCATTGGGCGGCATAGGAGGAACAATGAAATCTCTTACAGCTGGCGCAATTTCTAATGCTATAAACAGCTCTGGATTTGCTGGTGGATTAACACCTAATGATGTTTTAGCATCTCAAGGTGGTCAAATTTTAAATCCCAACACAGAAGTATTATACCAAGGCCCGCAGTTAAGAAATTTTGCGTTTAATTATAAAATGGTGGCGAGAAATGAACAAGAATCAAAAAATATACAGCAAATTTGCCAAACATTCAAGAGAGCTTCATTGCCAAGGGCACAGGGGGGAGGAGAAAAGAATTTAATTGGAGTGCCACATATTGTTAAATTTACATTTAAACATAAATCAGAAGAAAATAAATGGATTGCTCAGTATAAACCATGTGCGATTGGATCAGTAAACATTACATATACTCCCGATGGAACTTGGGCAACGTATAGGGATGGTTCACCTGTAGCAATTATTTTACAACTCCAATTCCAAGAACTAAAACTCATCTTTGAAGATGATATATCAGCAGACCTAACAAAATCTGGATACTAAAAATGTTTTTCTCAAAAATTCCTAACATAGAATACGACAAGAAACCATTAAGGTTTCCTTTTTCTGAAAGAGAATATGTTTATGCTAAAAACTTTTTCCGAAGTTTTAAAATAAATGATACCAATTTAAAATCTGCCTTGTATTATAACAAATATACAATGACTGATTCTGATAGATTTGATTTGCTTTCACAAAAATTCTATGGCACTACATCATATGACTGGGTTATTCTATTGACAAATAATGTCATCAATCCCCTATTTGATACCAGAATTTTAGAAAGAGATTTGTATGCTTTTGTTCAAGAAAAATATGGAGTAGTTGATGCCGTTAATCATTATGAAACACTAGAAGTTAAGAACGGATTTGGAGAAGCAATACAGAAGGCAGGGTTGTTTGTTGATGCTGTTTTCAATAGTTCCACTCACAAATTTTTTGATAGAAAGACCAATACATATTTTACTAAATCTGGTTCGCAGATTTGTATTCCTGTTTCCCATTTTGAATACGAAAAAAGATTGAATGATGAGCGTAGAGAGATTTATATTTTGAGACCAGAGTTTATAGAGAAATTCATTTCGCAATTTACCAATGCTTTGGAATATAAATCATCATCATCTTATATCGATAAGCAAACCAAGAAGTCAGGTATCTGAAAACTTTTTAGACAAAAAAATTGGGCGGATTTTTTTGCCGCCCAAATGATTTTTGTTATGTGATTTTGAAAATCAGTCTTCCTCAGCGAGGCGAGCGAAGTAACTGAGTGCGTCATCATCTTCATCGGAAGCAACAGTAGCAGCGGTAGTAGCTACTGTACGGCGAGCAGCAGGAGCAGCGAACTCTTCATCCTCTTCCTCATCCATCACACGAGTCACCTGAGCAGCGCGAGCAGCAGCAGGGGTCTTAGTGATACCGAGAACAAGATTCAAACGGTCTTCAAGTTCTTCGTATGACTTGAAGTTATCAGGAGAGACAAACGCTTGGAGAGAGTGTGCCTGCTTCCAGACCTTTTCAAGCGCAGAATCATCTGCCGAGAGGGCAGACGCTGCGGCAAACTCAGACTTATCATAGTTCCAATAACCAGCGACGTTAGTGATCTTCAGTTTGAAGTTAGCACCTTCCCACAGATCAAAAGGATTCACAGGGGTTTCATCTTCAAACTCAGGTTGCATGGCAGCAGTGATCTTATCAAAGATCTTCTTACCAAACTTGTAAAGGAATACTTTACCTTCATTCTCTGGGTTTGCTTTATCGCTCACAACAAAGATGTTAGCGTAGTAAGTGAGCTTACGCTTCTGCTTACGGGCAGTTTCCTTATCGGAATCACGACCACTGTTCCACAGTTTACGGTTGACTTCACCAACAGGGTCTTTACCACCAAGAGTGGTCAAAGAGTTTTCGATATACCAACCACCATCACCTTGAAAGGCATGGGAGTAGAGTTTCACGAAAGGGATATCCTCACCATCAGGGGCGGGGAGAAAACGGATCACGGCAAACCCATTACCAACGGCGTCAACGCTGGGTTTCCAGAAACGATCATCGCCACTGGAAGTAGAGTTTGCTTTCTCAAGTTCCTTAGTGAGGGAAGAGAAAGACGTTTGGGATTTGCGCTTGAGATCAGCAAAAGACATAGGATTACCTCGGATTTGTTTTAGATTTGGTCTTTGTGACGCCTGTTCACTTGGTTATTATAGCACGGGCAGAGGGCGGCGTCAACCCTCTGCCGCTAGGACTTCCTGTTCAAACTCGTTGAGTTTATCTAGCATACCTTGCATAAGTTCACGAACGTCTGCGGTTTCCCACCAACCATAGAGCATCTTAGCTCCCTCTTCAATGTGTTTACACATTTGAACGGCATTGGGATCATCAGAAAGTCTCAATCTTGCGTAGAAAATCTGTTGTTTCTCTACCAGTTCACGAACAGTATAGAGGTAGTTAAGTTGTTCTACTTTACTACCACTACTTAATGGTGCGGCAAGGGTAAGTTCCATTGCTTTCATCTGTAACCTTTCCATCTCCCGTGCTTCTTCACGGATGATATCAGAATCAAAAAAGTCGCTCATACTAACATTAATTTCGCACGGGATGTTTTTTTCATGTAGTTAAGTTGCTGTGCTTCATGCTTCAGCTTCTCTTTCAGTGGTTTGGAAATCAGTTTGGGCACTGTTTCCAATTCAATATCATTAGTGTCACAATAATGAATGATAGCATCAATGTAACTCATTGAATCACTATTCACAAGTGTCTCTACTTCAGTAGAGAATCTCACAGTAGTCATAAATTTATCCTCAATTAGTTTATCTTTATCCTCCATATTTTTCCTCGTAAAGAGCGCGTAGGTAGATTAATCTATCGAGATATTCTTTTTTGGGTTGCTTAATAACAACTTGTGTGTTGCCATCTTCACACGCAACAAGAGTAACTAGTTGTTTAATACGTGTCTTATATAGTTCATAAAACATACACGCATATCCAGTTTCTTGAATGTAATAATCTTCCATCCATTCTTCTTTCTTTTCTTCAGCAGAAGTTTTGAAGTCAATAACAGATGGGACACCATCAAATTCACCAATACAATCTACGCGCCCAGCAATTTCAAGGTGGTCAGAATAGAGTGCTGCTTCTTGTAAATAGACCTTAGTGATTCTATTAAGTGTCGGAACAGCATTCTTAAACATTAAGAGGGGGAGGGGTGAACTCTTATGTTCCTCCTCATTATAGCAGTTATTCAAATAATTTTCAACTATCCCGTGAAATCCAGTGCCACGAGTAGCAGCACGAGTAGAGATTCGTTGGGCTTTCTCTTTCCCAACACGCTCTCTCCACTTAGCAAGGGATGCCTTCTTCTTCGGGCACACTCCAAGAACTGTTGTAATGGACGGATGTTTTTTACCAGAAGGTGTAGGGTATAACCTACGACCATCAACCATTACAGCTTCAAGTTCAATAGGAGTGAATGACGAAGAATGAAGAAACATTAGAATCCCAAATTAATTTTACTAATCAAATAACTACG